TAACAATGGTGTCCATGCTACTGCTAATATTAAAGCTAACCTTCAATGGCTTGACTCATTTGAAACTGTGGTACTATGTTTTGATAATGATGAGGCAGGAAGAGAGGCAGTAGAAAAGGTAGCACCCATACTTGGCCCAAATAAATGTAAGATACTGACATTAGCCAAACACAAAGATGCTAGTGATTACTTAGCTAATGGTGATGGTAAGGCATTCTATGATGAGTGGTGGAACTACTCTAAAGAGTATACTGTTAGTGGTGTAGCAAGTATTGATGAAATGAGAGAGGCACTATTAGACTATAAGAACACAGAACTAATAGCTTTGCCCGAATCTTTTGGAGACTTAAACCACATGATGAGAGGTGGCATAGCCAAAGGTGAACTTGTTTCTATAGTAGCACATACCAGTATAGGTAAGACTACCATATTGAACGAACTAATCTATCACTTTGCCACAGAAACCAAAGAGAAGATAGGTTGTTTCATGGTTGAGGACAATATAGATGAAACAATAAGAAAGGTAGTTAGTGTACACACAGCACAGAACTTACAGCTTGTTAAACCTAAAGACTTAAATGTAGATGTCATCATGGAGTCTGCATTAGAGATAGGATTTGGAACAAGGGTGCAACTACATAATGATGGTGGTGGTAGCATTGACCTTGAAGAAATGTTTTCTAAGATAAGATACTTTGTAAAAGGATTAGGTTGTGGTATAATCTTAGTAGACCCATTACATACAGCAATAAAGAATTTAAGTAATGAGAACATTGAAGAGGTTATGGATAGATTTATTAAATTGTGTAAAGAAACTAAGTGTGCTGTGATTTTAAGTACACACACAAGAAAGCCTGATGATGGCTCACATCCTCACAAGATTAGTGAGTATGATGTTAAAGGTAGTGGTGCAATACCACAGGCTTGTCATACTAACATTCTATTCTCAAGAGATAAACTAGCAGAAGATGAATACACTAAGAACTCAACAAGAATAAGAGTACCTAAACTAAGAAGAACTGGTCAGACAGGTGAGGCAGGTTGGACATACTTCAATCCTGAAACATCTAGACTAGAGAAAGGTGTTAACCCTGATGTTGGAGATTGGAATGACCCCTCCGATTTTTAGTTGCGACATAGAAACTGATGGTTTAAACCCAACTAAGGTGTGGTGTATTGCTGTACAAAATACTTACAGCGAAAGCACTAAGGTGTGGTATCCAAATGAGGGTTGGGATATAAATGAGAATGGCTCATTCCAAGATTGGCTAGACTCAGAAGAAGTTTCTAGCTTAGTGTTTCATAACGGCATAGCATTTGACATACCTGTGTTACAAAAGCTGTACAACATAGACTTTAGTAATGTTGAAGTGGAAGATACTTTAATTATGAGTCAGCTTGACAATCCAAGAAGAGAGGGTGGTCATTCATTAGCCAAGTGGGGAGAATACTTAGGCTACCCTAAAGGAGAGCATGAGGATTGGTCAAAACTAAGCACAGAGATGGTGGACTACTGCCTCAGGGATACTGAGATAACAACTAAAGTATTTAAAATTATGATACAGAAACAACTCAGTAAAGATGCCCTTCAATTAGAGTATGAGATTAAAAGACATTGCACAGTACAAGAACAGAATGGTTGGTTGTTTGATGAGAAAGGTGCAATAGAAATACTACAAGAGATTAATGAGGACTTACGCAAGGCAGAAGAGGAAGTGCATAAGAAGTTTAAACCACTACCTGTATGGAAGAGTAAGACACCAGTAAAGAATAGGTTTAAGAAAGACTTTACTAGGACTAGAGGATACCAAGCAGAGGTAGACTTACAATGTCATACTAATGAGGAAGGAGAGTATGGTTACTGGCACTACCCTGAACTCAACTTGGGTAGCAGACAACAAGTAGGCAGACACTTGGTACACTATGGTTGGAAACCCGAAGTGTTTACTGATACTGGTAAGCCAAAGGTAGATGAGTCAACTCTTAAAGATGTAGATTTACCTGAGGCAAAGTTAATTTCTCGTTACCTTATGCTACAGAAAAGACAAGGACAGGTTAACTCATGGCTCGATGCATTGGACAAGGACACCCAAAGAATACATAGCAGAGTACACACTATGGGAACTGTAACTCACAGAATGAGTAGCAGTAATCCAAACTTACAACAAGTAACAGCAAGTGGCAAGGAGTATGGCTCAGAGATGAGGTCATTGTTTACTGTACCTAAGGACAAAGTATTAGTTGGTGCAGACCTATCGGGATTAGAATTAAGATGCCTCGCCCACTATATGAAAGACGATAAGTATACGAGAGAACTATTAACTGGTGATATACATACTGCCAATCAGAAGTCAGCAGGATTAGACACTAGAGATAAAGCAAAGACATTTATATATGCTTTCTTATATGGTGCAGGTGATGAGAAGATAGGAAGTATTGCAGGTGGCACAGCTAAAGAAGGTAAGATACTTAAAGAGAACTTCTTAAACAACACTCCTGCACTAAAGAAGTTAAGGGAGAGAGTATCCAAAGCATCTGAAAAAGGATACCTAAAAGGATTAGATGGTAGGAAGATTAGAGTTAGAAGTCCACACGCATCACTCAACTTTTTATTACAGAGTGCAGGTGCAATAATAAGCAAGAGGGCATGGGAGATATTTCATAATATGGCAGAATATGAAGGGTTTAAGTACAAACAACTTGGTATAATACATGATGAGATACAGATTGAATGTAGTCCTGAGGATGCAGAGGCAATAGGTTATTTAATTGTTGATGCTATGACAGTAACTACAGAGCATTATAAACTCAACTGTCCAATGACAGGTACATTTAAGGTAGGGAGAAGTTGGAATGACACCCACTAAAGATAGCATTAATCCCGAACACTATACACAAGGGATAGAGTGCATTGATTATATCACCTCAAAAAACATGAGTTTTCTAGAAGGGAATGTGATAAAATATGTAACTAGATATAAGATGAAGAATGGATTAGAAGATTTAAAGAAAGCACAATGGTATTTGAATCGGCTAATAGAAATTACAATAAGAGAGGAGAAGGAAAGTGGAAAAGGGAATACAAACACTAATACCTGATGTGTATGAGGTAATGAAGTCTAAGGATTATGTAGGAGACTTAGACACTATTGCTATGCATTGTGGTAGAGAGGTTGAACAGGCAATTAAAAATGCCTTTGAACCTTACGAGCAAAAGAAAGACCTACGAATGTCTAGCATTGGTCGTTGTGAAAGGGCACAGTGGTATGCTGTGAAAGGGTACACACCTGAGGAGATAGAAGGGAGTGTGTACCTTACCTTTCTACAAGGTCATGTGTTAGAAGCCATGCTCGTGGCTCTGATTAAACTATCAGGACATAAGGTAGAAGACCAACAAAAGAAACATACTGTTGAGGGTGTCAATGGCTCACAAGATTGTACTATAGATGGTGAGTTAGTAGACATTAAGACAGCTAGTGCTTGGTCTTGGGATAACAAATTTACTGAGGTAGGTATAAAGGATGATGGCTTTGGATATATCAAACAGCTATCAGCCTATGGTAAGAACGATAACAGAAAGCATGGATATTTCCTAGCTTTAAATAAAAACAAATCAACTCTCAAGCTGTGCAGACAGGAACTTGAACAAGATGTTGATACTTTTATTGTTGACTTGAAAGATAAAATGGAGTCTGATACACCACCTATGAGAGTAGCTAACGCTACTACTATGACTAAATCAGGAGAGGAGAAACTGTGCATGACTTGTGCATTCTGTGGATTCAAAGAGGATTGTTATGGTAGCCTAGATGCTAGACCTATTCCATCAGGTAAGATAACCAATTATTTCGTTGACAAACAAGGAGCAAGTTTTTGAAGCTACTACCCGAACTAAAGGCTTTTATCTCTGCTACTTATGACATCTGTTTAATATGTGATGAGTTAGAGATAGAGCCTGAGGAGTTACTTGATGCATTTGAAAGTAAACTGATTGAAAAGAAAGATAGATTTTTAGAGGACTTCGAGGAGACCGAATGGAATACTTAGAAATAAGTCTAGCTTTTATGTTATTAGGTGCTGTTGCTATATACTTCACACACAAGAGAGCCTATGATAAAGGCATAACAACAGCAGTATTACTACATAGAAATGGAAGATTGAAGTACAAAGATTATTATGATGACAATGGCTATTATCAACAAAAAGAAAGAACAAAAAAAGAGAGGAGAACATATTGAATACACTACCAAATGACTACCAAAACTTTATAGCACTCAGCAGATATGCAAGGTGGCTACCTGAGAAGAACAGAAGAGAGACATGGCAAGAGACAGTTGCTAGGTACTTTGATTTCATGGAAGAGCATTTGAAAGAGAACACTCAGCATGAGTTAGTACCTAAGACTAGAAAAATATTAGAAGAAGCTGTGCTAAATCTAGACATAATGCCAAGCATGAGAGCATTGATGACTTCGGGCAAGGCATTAAAGGATAATAACATAGCAGGGTACAACTGTGCCTATCTAAGTGTTGACCATCCCAAGGCATTTGATGAATGCTTATATGTATTAATGCATGGTACTGGTGTAGGCTTTAGTGTTGAGAGACAGCACATAGCTAAGTTACCCGAAGTACCCGAAGAAATGATTGATGTAGAAGATACTGTTGTGGTACAAGATAGTAAGGAAGGTTGGCAGTCTGCATTTAGAAAACTAATAAATTATTTATACAATGGAGAGATGCCTAGGTGGGATTTCTCTAAGATAAGACCTAAGGGTTCAAGACTATCTACCTTTGGTGGCAGAGCAAGTGGCCCTGAACCACTACTAGACCTATTTAATTTCTCTAATAACTTATTTAAAGATGCAGTCGGCAGACAACTAACAAGCTACGAGTGTCATAGAATGATGTGTAAGATAGCAGAGGTAGTTGTAGTTGGTGGTGTCCGTAGGTCAGCACTCATCTCACTTAGTAACCTAACTGATGAGAGAATGCGTGGTGCTAAGACAGGTCAATGGTGGATAGACACACCTGAAATGGCACTAAGTAATAATAGTGTATGCTATACAGAGAAGCCTGACATGGGAATATTTATGAAAGAATGGCTATCTTTATATGAATCTAAGTCGGGTGAAAGAGGTATATTTAACAGAGAATCTGCTATAAAACAGGTTGCTAAGTCAGGAAGAAGGGATACTGAGCATGAATTTGGTTGCAATCCTTGTAGCGAAATCATCCTAAGAGATGGTCAATTTTGCAACTTAACAGAGGTAGTGATACGAGCAACAGACACACAGAGAGATATGCTCCGTAAGGTAAGATTAGCCACCATACTGGGGACATTTCAGGCAAGTCTTACGAACATAAAAAGACTTAGACCGAAATGGGTTAAAAATACAGAAGAAGAAGCCTTGCTTGGAGTGTCATTAACTGGTATAATGGACAATGCTTTTATGAATGGAAGTCAGAAAGATAGAGGACACTATGGTAAAAGAAGTTTACCTGACTTTTTACAGGACTTAAAGAAAGAGTCAGTCAAGACAAATAAAGAATGGTCAGAACTTCTAGGGATTAATCAAGCTACATCAACAACAGCAATTAAACCTAGTGGTACAGTCAGTCAGTTAGTAGATAGTGCAAGTGGAATACACACTCGGCACAATGATTATTATTTCCGTAGAGTCAGGGCAGATGCCAAAGACCCTATAGCACAGCTTATGGAAGACCAAGGTATTCCTTGTGAGCCTGATGTTATGAAACCTTCTAGTGTTAAGGTCTTTACATTCCCTATGAAAGCACCCAAAGGTGCTGTACTTAGGAACGAAAGGACTGCAATACAACAGCTAGAACTATGGCTCACATACCAAAGGTATTACTGTGAACATAAACCTAGTGTAACTATTAGTGTAAGAGATAATGAATGGATGGAAGTAGGAGCATGGGTGTATAAACATTTTGATGAAATAAGTGGTGTAAGTTTCTTGCCTCACTCAGACCATTCATATCAACAAGCACCTTATGAAGACTGTACAAAGAAACAATACAATGAACTCGCTAAGAAGATGCCTAAGTCAGTTGACTGGGATTTAATTAGCAAGTACGAGTTGACAGATACAACAGTAGGAACTAAGCAATTAGCTTGTACTGGCAGTGTATGTGAACTCGTTGACTTAGTTGAAGAAGAGAGGGATGTAGAATGATTAATGGAATAATATTAGTAATAGTATTACAAGTCTTAGTTATTATGATTACAGGATGTACTATGATTGAGGAAAAAATGCAACACTTACAATGTTATGCACCAGTTGACTCATCATTATGTGTAGGCTGGAAAGTATAACTACTACCTTTGTTCCTTAACTAAAAATAAAATGTTAGACTAATATAGGAGTAAGTTATGTTAGAGAAAATGAAATCGGGTGCTGATGGTGCGATAGATTTAGGTATCAAACTAATCAGCTTGTCAATTATATTACAAGTTATCTTTGGTTCAAAGGTAGCATTCCTTACAGGAAATGTAATTGGTTCTATACTTGATATAGTTTGGACTTTAGGAAATGCTGGGTTAGCAGGTATTATCGCAGCATTAATCATTTGGAGGTTACTCGATAAAGATATTGTCGATGAACTCAAAGACTAAGGTTAAAAAAAC